CTGACGCTTCTCGTCGTATGGATCGCCACCCAGGATTCGATCAGCTTCCGCCACCTGCGCCTTGCGAAGCGCACTCTTGAAGCGCTCCGGCAGCGTGTTGAACTGCGCCGGCGTCAGAATGGCCAGGTTGCCGTTGAAGATGAACAGGCTGTTGCGAGCCACATAGGACGACTGGAATTGACCTTCTGGCACGTACTGGAGCGAGTCCTGCCCGAAGTTCACGTTGGAGTTCAGCAGATTGAAGTTCAACTGAACGATGCGCTCACGCGCATCAATCAACGCCGCAATCCGCTGCTCCTCGCTTGCCGAGTCCCACGCCTCAAGCGCGGGAATGTCCAGCGCTGTCAGCAGTGCCTCCGAGTAGGTCTGGAACGAGTTCAGGCCCGTTTGCAGAGGCGAGGTCGAGGTCAGCGCGTAAGCCTGGCTGAGAATGATGGTGTTGCCGCCGGCAACGCAATAGAGTTCGACGTTGCGAATCTCCCTGGTTGCGCCGACAGCGACCGTGTTCACGGCGGCCGGAATCTGCAACGTCACCGATGTGGCGTCAGTTGCCACGCTCACGTTCGTCGGGCCGATCAGTTCGCTGCCGGCCTGGTTCGTGACGCGATACTTGGCGCTCGTGACCACAAGCTGATTGCCAGCCTGGTCAACGAATGGAATGACGACCGAGACATCGGTTCCGCCGAGATAGACCGCCGTCGTCATCACTGATCTCCGATGCGGGGCGTACCCTGCTTTGCCAGGATGCCGTCAATGATCTCGACGATCGACTTGCCTTTCACGCCCACGGTGTCGCCCAGCTTGCGCAGGCCGGCAATGCCTTCCTTGTCCGCGATCGCGGACAGTTCGTCGTAGGTGTACTTGGGCGCGTCACCCGCCGGCTCTTCAGCAGGCTTCTCCTCTGGCTTTTGAGGCTTCGGAGGTTCGTCGTCGCCCTCGACAGGCATGCTCATGTTGTTGATGTCGTCGCCGCCAACAAAGGCAGGAACGTGCATCTGGTTCAGGTACATTTCGCCGACGTTTGCGGCCGAACCGTCTTCCCACTCAGCGCCGATGGCAGCGGAGATGCGAATCGCGTCGATCGGCAGAACTTCAGTTTCCGACAGGCCGTCCTTGAACATCACCACGCCCATCTGGCCGGTGTATGTCTCGAAGCCCGCTTGTGTGAGTCGCAGTTTCATGAAGCCTCCTTATTCAGCGGCTTCTTGCGGCTGCTCCTTGCCGGCGGCTTCAGTCTCGTCTTTGGGTTCGTCGTTGCCGGCGGTGGGCAGCGGCGGCTCTTCGACAGGCTCAGACTTCTCTTCCGCTTTGGCGGGCACGTACTCTTCGACGGAATACAGGCCAGCAAGCGTTTCAGCTTCGAGCTTGCCGACATGATCGACAGACACGCCGTCTTCGAACTCGACATTGCCGATGAAGCCGGTGAAGTTCTCGAAGCCCTCTTGGGTGATCTTCAATTGCATTTTTGTTCCTTCCAATGAAAAAGGCGAGCCTTTTGGACTCGCCTTATTCTACGTCACTACTGACTGATCTGCAACTTAGACGTTGGTAACGCCTTGCAGACGAGCAATCGAACGAGTGGACTTGAGCGCGAGGCCGGTGTACCACTTCAGACGGATGCGGGTAGCGTCCTTGTTTTGCACGGTGCCGATGTTCTCGACCACGATGCCGGCGTCAGGGCCGCCGTACAGACCATGCAGGCCGTCCAGTTCGTTCATACGCAGAGCGTAGACCGAGCAGGTGTTGGCGTTGCTGCCCTTGGTTTCGCCGCCGTCCAGGAACTCGTTCATGATGACGGGGATGCCATTGTGGGTCAGCATCGGGCGGCCGAAGTTCTCAAGCTGCTGCATCACGGCGTCGGTGCCGTAAGTAGCGCGCAAGAGGCCACGGAACGCACGGATGGTGCCGCGACGCATCACGATCACGTCAGCGCCGTTCGGCACAGCGTCGCACAGTTGGTCCAGCATGCTCAGGGTCAGAGCGTTGCCGTTGGCACCAGCGTCCACCACTTGCGAAGCGCCAGCGGCAGCAGCCAGGGTCGGCAGGCCGTCGAACTGCTTGGCGTTGGTGCCGGAGTTGCCGGTAGCCAGAGTCTGGTGGAACGCACGAGCAACAGCTTTGGCCTTCTTGGCAATCTGGATCGCCATCTGGTCGTTGGTGTCACCCATCGTGGTTTGCAGGAACTTGTCGATGTCCACGTCACCAGCGAGGATGCGCAGCTTCGACACGACTTCGGTGAACGTAGCAGCGCTCTCGTTCACAGGGTCGTTGGGGTCGAGCCAGTCGGCAGAACCCAGCGTGTTCTCGCGGTTGTAGACATAGGCTTTGCCGTTCACGCCAACGAAGGGCAGAACGGAGAACAGGTCATCGCGCTCGATGATCTGGTCAATCACGCCAGCAACGAGTTGGTTATTACTCAGATGCTCGGCTTCAGTACGCAGAAGAGGCATTTCTTATCCTTTCAATGGAATCAATCACTATTCCGGCACTCAAGTCGCTCTAAGTCACCGATGAGGAAGGACTGTATCTGAAAAGTCCACTTTTGTCAAGTCATCGGTGACTTATTTTTATGCCATCACTTTTTCAAGCAATTTTGAGCGCTTTGAGTCCACCAGCAATCTTGGAGATACCGTCTTGCGGAGCTTCGCTCTTCATGCCGGTGGGCTTCTTCGATTCCGACGAAGCGCCAGGCTTGATCTTGCTCTTGAGCAGATGCTCCTTGTCCGGATCGCTCTCCACGATCTTGCGCAGCGCTTCCTCGAAATTCACGGCATTGCCGTACTGATCGACGATAGCGGTGCGGTTGGCCGCGCCACGCGGCTTGTCGTAACCCACAACCTGACCGTTCTCCACGTCGAAGTGATCGCCGTAGACCACGCGAGCCTTGCTCGGGGTCAGCGTCAGTTCTTCCGCGATGAACTTGGACTGGCTGAACTGGCTGCCGATGCTCAGTTCCGTCATCTGGCTCTGGGCACCCTTGAGGTCATTGGTCAGTTTCTCGATCTGAGCCTTCAGCGTGTTGACTTCGGCACCATGAGCTTCGGCCATGCGAGTCTTCAAACGATCCCACTCGCCTTTCGCTTCGAGTTGCTTTTCCTCGGCCGAACGCTGATCGTCCAGCAGCTTGCGCACGGCTTCCGGGTCGATGCCGTCGAACTTCTTCAGGGCCTCTTGAGCCTTGGCCAGTTCGTTGTTTGCACGCTCCAGCGCCTCTTTCTTGCGCATGTTCTCCTTGATCAGACGAGCCTCTTCATCAGAGGGCTTGCGACCGCCGGCACCTTTGCCGTCGCCGCCTTTGTCGTCATCGTTGGAACCACCGGCTGCGCCTGCGCCCTTGCCGTCGGCACCTTTGCCGTCGTCAGAGCCGCCTGCACCACCATCTCCACCAGCGGAGCCACCGCCACCGCCGCCTGCACCGCCGTCATCGCCTTGAGGGGCCATGTACTTGAGGGCTACATTTCGGGTCACAAACATTGTTTTTACCTTTCAGACCGTTCGCTTGGTCGTTGAGTTGAGGGTGAGCCGCCAAGTCGCTTCGGCGGCCCTGGGTTTCAAGGCGCAGTGTTGTTCTGGCCTTGTTTGTTGTCTTTCGGGTCTTTCTTGACCGTCGGACCGCCTTTGACGTTACCGTCCTTCACCGTGTCGCCAGCAGGTTGAGCCGGCGGCACGAGCGAGAGAGGATCGGTAGGCCAATCTTTCAGAGACTTGTCCAGCTTCTTGCGGAGCGTCTCGCCGATCTGCGGGAACAGCTTGTCCAGCACCGACTTCATCTGCTCTTGGCGCACTTCATCAGGCGCTTCGATCAGCATCAGACGCGCAGCGATGTCGAACTCGTCGTACAAGCCACGGGTGTCAAAGTCGTCGGGGTAGGACACGAGGTCACGGTCTTCGACCTTGGCCTCTTCACCGTTCCACGCTGCCACGATTTTCACGATCTTGTTCTCGACCACTTCCAGGCTGTCTGCTTTGGCCGCCAACAGAGCATTCACTCGCTCGAAGTCGAAGGCTTTTGCGACGCCGCTGGAGTTGTCGATCCCCATCGCGTTGTCCTGTTTGGTGCGCTCACCAGCCAGGCCGACCGTGTGATAAATCTCGGAGATGATCTTGTTGATCGTCTCGATAATCATCGAAGCCTGTTTTGGATCGGGCGAGAGGAAAAACGGCTGCGCCCCACCCTCCCCGTCGTACAGGAAGATGCGCTTCGTGCCCATCTCCGTCAGCTTCGTGTAGTTGTCTTCGCCAGGCAGGACGTTCTGCGCCGGCATGGCCAGTTGAGAGAACGTCTGATCCTGGATGATTGCGTCCAGGTTCGAGAGGTAGTTGGCAACGGCGCGATCGAGATATGCGATGTCGCCGATCAGCGACGGGGCGCAGTATTCCTCGTCGGAGATGATGTTGTCAGCCAGCACGACGGGCACGAGGCCCAGGTTGTGCGCGCCTTGATCGACGAGCTTAACCACCTTGCGCCGGCCTTCTTTGACCTCTTGGTACAGTCGCCACTCGGTCTTCGTCCAGAGGCGGAAGCGCTCCACTTCGTCGCCCGACGAGTTGATTGGATCATCGTCGTCTCGGACGCATTCCTTGATCAACGCCCAGGTCAGGTCGCCCATGTCATCGAAGGCGTAGTCCAGAAGCTGCTCTGGCCCCACGATGTAGGCGTAGGTGCGAACACCCGCCTTCTTCTCGTCAGCCCGAGAGATCACCGCCTGGCCTTGAGTCGTGTTGTCGATCACAACGCCAACGCGGCCGAGAATCGAAGACTTCTTGGAGATTTGACGCGCCAGGTCTTTGATGCCCAGACCGTTGAGGGTTGCCCGCTTCCAGAAGCGCTTCACGCTATCGGGTGCGTCATCCTCGTTGCGACGGATGTTCTGCTTGAACAGGTACTTGTTCAGCAAGTCCACAACTTCTCGACTGTGGTTGAAGCGGTAGGCTCGCGCCAGACGGTCAGCGAACTCGGTGTCGCCTTCCTTGATGTAGCGGAAGATGTTTTCCCTGAACCACTCGCGGCCGCCTTCGTAGGTGTCCTCCAGGAACTCCCAGTGATCCACGTTCTCGCTGTATTCCGGATGACGACGCTCAATCAGGCCGCGCAGCTTTTTCTGATCGTCGGCGACAGGAGCCACGCCGGCAGACGCAAGTGGGCTTGTCGGGTCAACCGACATGCTCTCGTTGGGTTTCAATTGGAAGGTCGTCATTTGGGTGCCTATCTTATACGTCACTGGTGACTTATGTCAATGATTAGATCGAAATGCCACCAACTTCGATCTTCCGGACTGGGAATTCCAACTCAATGCAATAGCCGCCAGCGTCAGCCGAGTGTTCCACGCCGGCCGCCTTATCGACCTCGCGGGTGCCCTTTTTGTAGATGGTTTGTTCCATCGCGCTGATGAAGTGCTTGCACTTTTCGTCGATCCGCAGTCTCACCTTTCCGTTGGCGTCGCGCAGCATCCGGTTGACCGCATTCACGCGATCGGCCACCAGCGGGTGCTTCCGACGGTACTTGATGCGCTTGAATCCCTTCTCGCGCAGGATGTCCATGTCCGTTTCGCCACGAGCGTGCTGGCGCTGGCCGCCGGCAGGGTCGGGATAGACGACGATCTGGTTTTGGTGCCGCCAGAAGCGCTTCTCAAGCTCCTCGCACACCTCTTCCGTGTTCGAGCCGAACAGCACGATCTCGTCCACCGCCCACAGTTCACCACTGGGCTGCGGCTGGAAAATGATCGTGGACATCGGGTCGATGTTGAAGTCCATACCAACCCAGATCGGCAGCTTCGGGTTGAACTGGTATTTGCCAACGTGCGTCCGGCGGTCGAACGGGTAGTAAACCCGCCCAGACATCGTTTCGAAGCTGGCTTCAAATTCCTGACGAAAGCTCTTTTCGTCCATGTCATCGCGGGCCGCCTGGATTTCCGACAGCGGGATGAACGGCGACGTGATGGTCGGGAACTGCCACGATTGCCACTGCATTGCGGCGACCATGCGCGGGTTCTGACCCTTCTTGTAAAGCTCGTACAGGTAGTTGTACGCCTTCGGGGTGCCGATGAAGATCGCGTGACCGCCCGTGTCGGCCAGGGTTGGTCGCAGCACCAACGTCCAAACCTCTTCAGCCATGTCCTGAAACTCGTCCAGCACAAGGAAGTGAATACCGACGCCGCGCAGCGAATCCGGCTTGTCAGCGCCCTTCAGTTCGATCCGTGTGCCGTTGATCAACGTGATCGTCAGGCTGGTTTCGTTGACCTTGCGAATCCACTTGCGCGGAATCGCATCCATCAAGTCAACCCACATAATCTGCTTGGCCATCTTGTACGTTGGGGCCACGTACCAGATTTTCTGCTTCTTCTTTTGCGCCTTCTTGATGATCAGAACTCGGGAAAGCGCGGTCTTGCCCCAGCGTCGGCCGGCCACGACCACCCGATACCGACACTGGGATCGGTAGACCTCCATCTGTTTCGGGTGCAGGGAAAGGCTAACGCGCTGTCGAGTCATTACTCCTCCTCGACCACGCCGTCTTCGTCATCCGTGCCGCTCTCGTCGCTGACATCGACTTCCACTTCGATCTCTTCGATCTCCTGGAAGCTGCGTTGGCGCAGCGACTCGATTTGTTCGGCCGTCAGTTCCGAGATCACCAGTTCTGGCACCTCGGTTTCATCCACCACGTCTTTGTCCAGACCCAGAACGGCGTAGCGCTCTTCACGCACTTTCTTCAACACAGATGCGGCTGTGTCCAGCGCCTTGAGGTTCATGATCGCCGTGCCCACTGGCACGCCGTCTTGCTTGGCCTTCAGAATCTCCGCCCAGGTGAGCTTGGCCAGACCACTGGCCATCTTGTAATGCTCTTCTTTGGTTTCGCGGATACGGGCGGCCAGAATCGTCGCGTCTTCCTGCACCGCCTTGACGACACTCTCCGTCACGGCCTTTTTGTGCATTTCACGCTTGGATGCAAAGACGATTCCGTGTCGCTTGAAGTGGCGCTGAAACGCCTGGCGCGACAAGCCATACTTTTCTGACAACTGGCCCAGAGTGGCGTCGCCGCTTTCCCACAGCGCTTCCGCTTCAGCCCATTTACGAGCAGACAGTCGAGGCGAGCTATTTCTGGTTTTCTTCTTCTTTTCTTCTGTCACTTCGAGCCTTCCTCGATAGAAAAAAATGGGCGTTGGAGAAGACGCCCGGAGGAGAAAGCCCGTTTGGCGTCGAGTGTAGTGGAATAGTTAGCCATTATCAAGTCACCCGTGACTGATTGCTCAAAGTAATCCACAACGCCGCAGCCAGCGCATCATCTTCGTCTTCGAACAGCGGAGTTTCAGCAAGCCATTCGTCTGCGCCGAAGACGCAGAAAGCGTAATCGCCGTCCTGTCGAATAATATGCTGCACGCCGCGCTCTGCCAGCAGTTCTACGGTCACTTCGGGCGATTGCGTGTATCGCACGCCCGTTGCCCAATTGGACTCGTCCGGCGCGACATCCCATGCCCAGACCTTCATGATGCCGTCCTGCATCTCGGCGCGCAGACCCAGGAGCCGAGCGATGCTCTGATCCAGGGCTTCCCCGTTTTTGGGGAATTCCCGTCCCGCGACAAATACATCTTTACTTTCAGTCATCATGTACTTATGTCTATATCTATTAACGTGGGAGTCGATTTTCCCGCGAGCGGTTCCGAAGCCCCCGTCACGGCTCCAGGAACTCCGTAAGCTCTTGAAACGTCTCGTCTTCTTCCACGGAAGCGACGAAGCTCGGCTCCGACTTGCCTGGCCCACCCATCATCGACGCACCCTTTGGCGTGATGCGAATGATCGCCCGCAGCCGGCCCCGACGCTTCTCTTGAGCGCCCTTCTCGATCAGCCCGTGGTTGACGAGGGCGCGGATGGAGAACTGGATGGATTGCTTGGTCGGCTTGTACGACACGCGCTCAATCACTTCGTCCAAGTCGGTTGGCGTGCCGTCGTCGTTGCCGGCGCTGATCACTCTCAGCAGTTCAATCTGTTTGGCTGTCAGGTGCATGGTCTGTCAGGTTGGGTTAGGCACGGTACTGCGCTGGCAGCTTCGACAGGTCGAGTGGCGCGTCCGTGGGCTGGTTATCGAAGGCCAAGATGGGCAGTCGAGGGGGCAGCTTGGATTTTGCTTTTTCATCGCTTGCATCGGGGTTCAGGTACACCCCGTACAGCGGACTGGCCAACGTCAACTGCTGGAGCGACTTGAGCAGGTAGCCCACTTCCATGTTGTCGCGACGATCCTCACCGCGAAACCGAGCGTTGCCCGTCTTCTCCAATGCCGAGGATGCGTAGTAGAACTTGCGCATCTCCGCGACACACTTCTCGCGCACCGCCCTTGGCATGCCCTCGATCTCTTTCATGATGCCCACGTAGTCCGACGGATTCGATTCAAACCAGCGACGGAAGAACTCCAGACCCTTCTCGAACTTCGCCGAGCGCTTTGGTTTCGTGAACCGAATGCCGGCTTTGCCCGCGAACGGGTTGAACTTGGACATCGAAGATTGGAATTCGATCACCTGGCAACCAGTCATCCGCATCATCAGGTTCTGCATGCGATAGGCAATGCCGGCACCGCGATACATCGTGTCCAGAACCAGCCGGCTGTTAGTGCAGGCGTGGTCATTGATCCACATGGCGCGATGTCGGTTGATCAGCCGCGTGTCCATGCCGCCCGTGTTTGGTTTCAGGTGTTCGAACACCTCGTTGCGGCCGGACAAGAGAATCTTGGGCACGGTCATCACGCCAACGCCGATCGTTCTGCCTTGAAGCACACAGCGGTAGATGCGCGGGCCAATGCCCAGGCTTTCTGCCTTGTAGTGCAGTTCGTGAAGCAGGTTCCAGTCGTCGATGTCGCCGCGTTCCACGTAGCACTCGTCCAGCAACGAGAGCATGTGGTTTTGGGGAACGGCGCGGCGTTCGATCCGGATGTCGGCGTTGTCGCAGACAGCCATTACTTGCCCTTCTTGACCGGAGGCAATTGAGTGCCGGAGTCGCGCAAGTTCTTCTTGCTCACGTCCGTGTGGCCGTTGCGTTTGCTGACCTTCTCGACCACTTCTTTCGGGTTGGGGCCAGGCTGTTTAGTCTTTGCCATAGAGTTTCCTTTCCATGATGTGTTTGTAGAACCAGATCGCCGTGGCGATTCCCATGCAGCCACCAAGCGTCGATACGCCCAGCACCGCAAGCGCACCGTTGGCTGCGTACTTCACGAAGATGAAGTTGCTGACGTTGATGCCGGCGGACGTGAGAATTGCCGCCGTGTAGCGACCAGCCTGGACGTTGCGCGACTGGATGCCCAGCAAGAACACGATCGTGAAGTTGCCGAGGAAGATCAGCGCGAAGTCCGCCAGGCTGAGATCACCCATTCACGAACTCCCGCAGCTTTTGCTCCGACTCCGCACCGACGATGCGGGCGGTTTCTGCGCCTTTTTCGAAGCGAAGCAGGGTGGGAACGGCGCGAATGCTGCTCTGCATGGCGGCCGCCTGCGCATGGAAGACGTTCACGTAGGCCACCTGCACGCCCAGTTCGGTTTCCAGCTTGGCAAGCGTCATTTTCACGCCCTTGCAGGGGCCGCAGGTGGGCGAACTGAAAAGCACGAACGACTTAGCGCCCGTCTCTTCTGCCCACGACTTGAGCATCGCCTGTTCGAAAGTTTCTTGGTCTGTCATTCGTTTTCCTTGTAACCAGCGGGAGAACGAACGATCTCGATCTTTTCCCGATAGCGTTTCTCGATGTAGAGGTTCGGAGCCAAGTCATCCACCATGTCGGTGTGGGTCGTGGCTACCATCAGCGTTGCGCCGACCTTGCGGGCGATCTTCTGAAGGTTGAAGGCGATGACTTTGGCGGTCGTGCGATCGAGCACAGCCAGGAACTCGTCAGCCACCCAGACCTTTGCACCTGACTCGATGATCTTGGCCAGGCGGAAGCGGTAGCGCTGGCCATCCGACAGTTCGTTAGGCTTGCGCACGAACAGGTAGGCGTCATTCAGGCCGGCGATCGACAGCAGCGTCAGGGCTTCCGTCGTGGAAGAACCGATCTGGTCAATCAGCGGCTTCGTGTTGTCGAGCGGCACTTCGTCGATGTCGGCGACTTGCAGGCCGGCTTCCGTCATCTGCTTCTTCAGTTCGCGCAGCGCGAGCGACTTGCCGGAACCGGACTGGCCGGTGATGTAGACCACATCGCCCTGCTCTACCGGAATCTCCTGCTTGTCGAAGATGACGAACTCTTTGTCGTCCAAGCCCAGGCCGAACGCTTCAGCGATCTCCAGCACACGGTCGGTGCGCTCCACCGCCGACGTGAATCGTTTGTCGAGGATGTAGCCGCTCATTCGTCGTCTTTCTTGGCTTCGCGCTTCATGACACGCAGGGTCTTGGCAAACCAGTTGAAGACCTTCGGGTTGCTGACCCACATTTCGATCAGCCCATTGGTGTGCTGGGTCGTGATGGCCTCTTCTTGAGCGCCGTCGTCGATTCCGTACACCCAGTTGATTGCGTGGGTGATCTCGTGCTGAACGACATTGATGGCGCGCTGGCGCGGAAGCGACTCGTCCAGGTAGATGCGGAATTTCTCGAAGTCCGTGATGCCGTCGCAACCTTCGAGGATTTCATGCTGCGCCGGCGTGGCAATCGTGATGCGGAAGGTGTACTGCCCGATCTTCACGCGCCGTGGCAAGCCTTGATATACCTCACTCATGACTTACTCCCTGCGAGCAGATTTTTCACGAACGTGACGAAAGCGTCCGCGCCTTCTTTTCCCGTCGAAGACTCCACTTCCGCCATGAAAGCCGCTACATGGCGCTCGTCTTTGCCTTGGATTGCCTTGAATCCCAGAGCTTTGTCGATCTTCACTTCCCGAGCGTCAATCTGCTCCACCTTCTTGTTGCCCTCTTCGGCCTGGCGCGTGACTTCGACTTCGATGTCGTCAACAAAGGCGTCTGTGTTCACGGAGCCGAGATCGGCGTCCATGAAGTCCAGTTCCTTCTTGTCGAAGATACCTTCCAGGTCGAAGTTCAAAGTGGCAAGTTCTTGCTGGAGCAAGTCGCTGTTGATGTCCGAGATGGCAACGCGGTTGTCGGCCAGGCGCAGAGCGCGAACCTGATCCTCGTTCAGATCGTCACGCACCCATACCGGCACCTGTTTCATGCCCAGCTTGAGCGCCGCCAGGCGACGACCGTGGCCGGCAATGATCACCCCATTGCGATCCACGACGATCGGCTGGCTCCAGCCGAACTCCTGAATGGACTTGGCGATCCGCTCGACCTGCTTGTCGTCGTGAATCTTGGCGTTCAGTTCGTAGGGGCTGATCTTGTCAACGCCCCAGACGGTGATTGTTCCTGGCAGCTTGGTGGCTTCCGTCATTCTTTCTCCTCCATTGGTCAGGAACGGCCGTTCCAGAAGTCCTTGAACTGCTGGATGGTCATGTCCTCGGTATCGTCTTCGAAGAAGTCTTCCTCGTCGTCGCCTGGCTCGTAGTTGCAGGCGTCTTCGCAGTCATCACACTGCTCAGGGTCGTACAGCCTGTTGATGCACGACTCGCACTCGGGGAATTTGTCTTCTGCCTTCACTTCGTCAGTCTTTCTGGTTGAGAAGGAAGACAAGGGCATTGCCGGCATTAGAAAGTGAATCTTCATCGACAAACCTCTGTTCCTTCATTGTTCGCTCGATCAGTTCCGAGATCGTTCCAGCGTCCTCCAGGGGCACTTTGAACCGCATGATTTGGTGGGTCTGCGCCGGCTTAGTCGCGGGCGTTTGGGGACGTTCATCCCCGTCGTCGAGATCAAGGTCGTCCAGCGATATATTCACGCTCGAAAAGATCGACGCGAAATCGCTCTCGGAGTACGGCATGAAGCTCGCAAGCTCTTCGGCACCCAGTCCGAGGTCATCGAGCAGGCCGGCAAGCTGAAGGGTGTCGTCAGCGCCGTAGCGCCCGTTGTCCACCAGGCCAATCTCTTTGGCGCGCTGGTCGGAGACGACGCCCAGGTTGACGACAGGCACTTTTTCCATGCCCAGGCGCTTTGCAGACTCCCAGCGATGCTCGCCGCCGAGAATTTCGAGGTTTCCGTCGCTGTTCTCACGCACAACGATGGGTTTGAACAGGCCAAGTCGCTTGATGCTCGCATCCAGCTTGGCCATGTTTTCTGGCGACACGATGTTCGTGTTCCAGGGGTTTGGTGCCAGAAGCTCAGGATCGAGCATCTCCACCTTGATGTTTTGGGTCTTACTCACGGGCCAAGCCTTGTGGATAGATTTGTCAGTCGTGACTGAACTATAATCCTTATACAAGAGGTTTGCAAGCCCTTATAGGGAAAGAAATGAATGAGTGAAAGCGTCACAATTGCCTACAACGCCGTCGTAGCCAAGTTGCATGAGCCGTCCAGGCAAGCAAAACTGGCTGTGCAGAAGTATGTTTCGTACCGTGTGGAGGGTGCGGAACACACTGGCGCATTCAAAACCGGCAACTGGGACGGTCGCTCGTCGTTTTTTGACTTCCGCACCGGCACTTTTCCTGCCGGCTTCGTCAATTACGTGGCCGCGCAACTGATTCGAGACGGCTACAAGGTCAATCGCGTCCGCAAACCCCTGCCCTTGCCGCTTGGCCCTGAAAAGCCGAAGGTGGACGACTTTCCCGACAATCCCGACTACGACTACCAGATGGACGTGGTGAATCGGCTGTGCAAGCACGGTTCGATGATCGCCCAGGTGGCCACCGGCGGTGGCAAGTCGCGGATCGCTCGTATGGCATTCATGCGGATCAACCGCCCCACCCTGTTTCTGACCACTCGCGGCATCCTGATGTACCAGATGAAGGACACCTTTGAGAAAGACCTCGGAGTGCCCTGTTCGGTGCTGGGAGACGGTCAGTTCGGCTTCACGGACGCTTCTGGGCGTCAATTCATCAAGAAGATGTCGGTCGGCATGGTGCAGACACTCGTCTCCCGCCTTCAAGAACCCAATCCCGACGATCCCATCGAGGCTCAAAACCGTCAGGCGGCCGTTCGACAGCAGACGATTGAGCTTCTGTCCAAGTTCGAGTTCGTGATCGGTGAGGAAGCGCACGAGGCGTCCGGCAACAGCTACTACGACATTCTTCGCCACTGCAAGAATGCCCACTATCGACTGGCGCTGACGGCTACCCCGTTCATGAAGGACAACGAAGAGTCGAACATGCGTCTGATGGCTGCGTTTGGCCCGATCGGCATCAAGGTGACGGAGAAGATGCTGATCGACCGTGGAATCTTGGCCAAGCCGATCTTCAAGTACGTCAAACTGGCCCGATCGCCGGAACACCTGAAGCGCGGAACCCCCTGGCAAGCCGCCTATCGCTACGGAATCGTCCAGAACGTCGAGCGCAACACTCTGATCGTCACAGAGGCTGCTCGGGCCGCTCGTCACGGTCTATCGACAATGATTCTCATCCAGCAGAAAGCGCACGGGCACCTTCTGCGCGACATGCTGACCGAAGCGGGCATCAAAGCGCGGTTCATCGACGGTGACAGCGACCAAACCGAGCGCAAGCAAGCGCTCTCACAGCTTGCCAATGGTCAAATTCAGGTGCTGATCGGTTCGACCATTCTGGATGTCGGTGTAGACGTGCCGGCGGTCGGTATGGTGATCTTGGGAGGCGGCGGCAAGGCGGAAGTTGCTCTGCGCCAGCGCATCGGCCGTGGTCTGCGCGCCAAGAAGAAAGGCCCGAACGTCGCGTTCATCGTGGACTTCGCAGACGACTTCAACACCTACCTCAAGTCTCATGCCTACCAGCGCCGTCAGATCGTCAACGACACTGAGGGCTTTGCAGAGAACGTGCTGCCGGACGGTGCAGACTTCGACTTCAGCATCTTTCGGACTGCCAAAGCAGCTTAGTTGCAATCTGGCCTGCCGGCCGTACAATGTCATTCAGCCGTGACATAACAAGAAAGGCAGGCCATGACCCACGCACTCCTCATCAATCTCGCAATCATCGCCGCGATCGTTCTGACGATCTGCCTCACAAACAATCCTTTGGCTTTGTTCGCCCTGATGTTCTTGAAGGAGATGCCGTTTGGTCTGCTGCTCCAGAATGGTGATGACGAAGAGGAAGGGAATCCGATCGGTTTCATTCATCCGGACAAGGGAGACTAAGCAAATCCCTTGTATAATGAGACATTGACAAGTTCAACCTCAAAGCCCCTCTCTCTGGGGCTATTTTTTTGTCTGTGATTTTGCTTGTATAAGGTTTTGCGGTGTATACTTATAGCACTCAATCATTTTGACACACATGGAGAACAGTCATGACAGAGAAGACTGAAACCGCGACGGCCGAAGAGAAAGGCAAGCGGTACGCCATCATCGTCGAGCAGGTGGTGCAGGAAAAGCTGGCCAAAATTGCCAAGACACACAAGATTTCCCAGGGCGCTGTCGTTGAGACGCTGATGGAGCATGCGGACATGGACAAGCTGGACGCTGCGTTCAAGGCCCGTCGAGAAGCTAAGGTCGCCGGCCGCACCGGCAAGACCGCCATCCTGAAGCGACTGAGCAAGCTGACGCCCGAGCAGCTTGAAGCGCTTGCCGCTCAACTCCCGAAAGACGATGAATGAGCGACGGCGGTAAAGGAAGCACACAGCGTCCCATCGAGATCAGCCACGACGAAATGCAGGCTCGATGGGATGCAATCTTCGGGAAGAAGAAAGACGAAGACCCCTGCCCTGGCTGCCGGCCCAACGTCCGTTGTCGCACGCCAAATTGCGGGCGGCTGAAGCAAGACCAAGAAAAGAAAGCGCAGTAAGCACCATGAAGGAAACCCACCAACGCACCCTCGTTCGCATGATCACGTACCGCCTCACCGCCTGGCTGTTCACGATCTTCTGGACATGGCTGTTCACCGGCGACGTGGCCAAAAGCACAGGCTTCGCAACCATTCTGCACATCCTCCTGAGCGTGGATTACTACTTCCACGAGCGTATCTGGCTGCGCATCAAGTGGGGCATGGCCAAATCACCAAGCCAATCAAACTTCGCGTGACCGTGACCGCTGTCGTCGAGTACGAAGCCGACCCGCAGCATTATCCAGGCGCTACGACGCCGCAGGAGATGCTGGCGATCGACATGGAGGGCGCGGACAACGATCCGTACAGCTTCATCAGCAGCGATAGCACCGAATGGACAGTCACCGGCGAGGTCGTCGAGTGATCCATCAGATGTTCGCTGTGCCGATCGGCATCTACGACAACATCGGAAGCGACCAACTCAACAGAGGACTGCTGGAGGCAATTCGGCAGTTCCCATCGAACGCGACAGGGATCAACCTGCTTGCGAACGACCACGCCGCCTTCGCCGAACTGCAATCGCTGTTTCTGAAGGCGGCGACGGACATGCTGAACTCCCGATTCAAGGGCCTGACCCCGAAGATCAGGAATAGCTGGGCGAACCAGCACGCCGCAAACCACCCGCTGCTTCCACACGCGCACCCGCACAGCTTGATCGCTGGGGTGTACTACCCGCTGGCTCCAGACGGCTGTGGCGATCTACTGCTGCAAGACCCGAACGCCGGCTCGATGTGGGGCACCTACTCGGATGGCCAATGGGAGTCGGTCGCGTACACGCGCATCCCCGCCAAGCCAGGCAGGATGATTCTCTTCCCTGGGCACATCGTTCACAGCGTTGCCCCAGGCAAGGTGATGGCACCCCGCGTGTCGATCGCCGTGAACTTCAGCGTGGAGCGCACATGAGGGTTCTGGTCTGCGGCGGTCGCGACAACAGCGACACAGCGTTCATCCACTGGGTTCTGAACACGCTGCACGCCAAGAAAGCGATCACACTGGTCATCCACGGTTGCGCAACAGGTGCAGACAGCATCGGTGAGCAATGGAGCGCCCAGATCGACGGTTGCACGAGCTACGGTGTACCCGCAGACTGGAAAAAGCACGGGTCACGCGCTGGCCCCATCAGGAACAGGCTCATGCTGGAGTACGGCAAACCTGATCTCGTCGTCGCGTTCGAAGGCGGGGCTGGCACGCGGGACATGACGACTGCGGCGACAGCCGCCGGAGTCAAAGTCCTGTTTGCCGAGAAGCTGCGCCCTCATTTTGTATCATAAATCGAACATTCGGGGCTTGATGCCTCATTTGCGATACATTCGCCTCGAAATTTTTGCTTTGGTATAAGGATTGGGTATTCCTGATCGGGAAATTTCCATTCGAGCGTGGGGATTTTGTCGTGTTCTTTCCCCATCGGGTAATTTTCAGCGCGATCTTGGGGATTTGGAGCCGCTGTATAAGGATTGCGGTCTAGGGTCTGCCTGGCTGTATAAGGGGCGTGTCGGGAAGGTCGGCCTGGCTGTATAAGGGGGTCAATTCCGAGGTCGGAACGAGGAAGGGTGCGCCACCCAGTAGTCCGAAAATCTCTAGGACTTCGGTACTACTTTTCCAATTACAGCATTACGTCGGGTCGATAGGCGCACGCTATCACGTACACCGCTCCGATTGTCACAACTGCAATATCAATCCAATCCATGTTCGTTCTCCAATAGGTTTTGACAATAGCGCGAGACAATCGCCCCGCGCTATCGGTTCTCAATCAAGCATACATCGCAACAATCATGCGGGCGGCATCATTGTCTTGCATTGTGATTGCATCATTGTTTTTTTGCTTGACCACGTTTGCAAGGTTGAGCGCTTTGAGCATCATTCGGGTGGAGCTTGCTTGCGTGCTTGCGGTGGACTCGCTGCAATTGTGCAGGCGCTTGAGTGCTTGGACTTGCTCAGTCTCGGAGTATTCAATCGCTTTGCAAATGCTCATGCGTGATTCTTTGTTGTTGATCGCTTGCAGCTTGACAAGGTTGAACAGGATGGAGTTGGTGTATCCGTCAAAACCGGAGCGCGCATTGTTTGCGATAGCGTAGAGCGCTTTGCGCACCTTTTGCAGCGCATACACCGCGAGAAAATCGGCTTTGGATTCGTTCTTCAGCACGCGGATTTGGCGTGCAAGCGCTTGCAGGTCGATCCCCTGCACCGTCGCGCATTTGTTGAGAATCGCCGCTCCGTTAGCATCAGCGAAAAACTTATGCTCCGTGCTCAGGGTGTCGCGTTGGTTTTCATTGTCGGCATTTGCGATGCGATGCGCGATGGATTCGAGAATCAGCGCTTGCAGGTCGATCGCTTGATCTTGCTTCGCTTTGCTCGTGGTTTGCTTTGCTTTGCTCATATCGTTCACCTTAAAAAGTTTGGTTTGTTGCTCGATCAAAATCAATCGAGTGGTGTAACTATAACACAATCAAAACGCGGTGCAAGCATTTTCTGATTGGGAATTTCAATCGTGTTGATTGGAAAAAACAATCGCGCTTTGCTTGCAGGCGTTTTGATTGTGTGATACTTGCGCATGGGCAGGAGCAGGCACCGGAGTCTCCTATAAGACAGGAGAGCACTCTCCTAGGAGACTAGTCTCCTATAAGACAGGAGATGGGTCTTATATAAGACAGGAGACAAGTCTCCTAGGAGACTTGGATGCGGATGAGGATGATCCGCATCCAGGGCGCAAATGAGGATGATCCTCATCCGCGTTCCCGACACGTCCGACCCATGCTCCTAGGGGACACTCTGAACCGCCTACTTCGGCCCGACCAGGAGCGCCGCCGTACTCCTAGGCGATTCGGACCAGGAGTCCAGCCGTACCTGATGGCATCAACCAAACCGTCCTAGGCTCTTGAACCAGTCGGCGACCCGTACCCCACGGCATCCCTAGGGCGGCATCCAATGAACCAAAGGGGTGTGAATTGAACTCACACCCCTGCTCTCACTCTTCCCTGAACCGAGGTGATCGACGAACCCCATGCCCTTGTCGAAGCATCGTCAGTTCCACCTCTTCCTGCATGTCGTCGTAGAAGGTGTCCACCGAGTCGTCGTAATCCGCGAACTCGAACATGGAACCATTGGGCGTGGTGCGCGGTTGACTGATTGGAGTCTGAACGATCGCCATCACACTTCTCCTTCTTCGCTGACCACGACCGCAATCACGTCCTTGCCCCAACCGTTCTGGTGTGCCCGCAGCTTCACCAGCAGGGCGTCGATGATGTGGTTGTACCGAACCAGGCCCACCTTCTGCGCACGCTCCAAACACTCGATCGTGTAGTCGGGGGTGAAGAAGTAGATGGATTGCTCGGTGGGGGAAGGATGATCGCCTTCTCCGAACAGGTCGATGACGACTGCGGCGACATCCGCTTCTTCATCGGTTAAGTTGCAATTGTCCAGAATGTTCATTTGATTGCTTTCTGTTCGTGCTCAATATCAAGCACGAATGAACTATATCAAACAATCAATACCGAACCGATGGCCTGAGAATGTTCCCAATCAACTCTCCTATGGCCTGGTCATGGCCTAGGGAGCTTCATGGCCTAGGGATGCCTAGGAGCCTGGCCTACACAACAAAACTTTGGATGTTGGATAGTTGATCGGTCGGCCTGAGAAACCCCTGGCCTGGGCGATGTATAAGATGCTTTTTCCCTAGGGAGTTTCTTTTGCAGGCCGAACCTTATAGGAGTTGGAGCCTCCAACCTTATAGGAGCCGGCGTGTCCTAGGCGTCAACCTTATAGGGGCAGATTGGCCAGATCAGGGCGTTTGCGTTCCCTAGGATGGTCAAACCAGGCGGCGCGCCGTATGCCTAGGCGAGTTCAAAACTGCTTCCTAGGGTCTTTGACCAGGCGGGCCGCCGTACCTGATCCCTAGGATTCATGCGGCTTGGCGGGCGATTTGCCTAGGCGTGGGAGTGCGACCGCGCCGGAAATTTCTCCTGTAAGTTTTGAACTTTGGCGCTGCGTTTCGTCGAGGGAATACTTCGCCCCCTTTTGGTTCATTTTTTGGTTCGTTTTCCCACCTCCCTTTTGGTTCGTTTTTTGGTTCCTCTCTTGGTTCTCTTTCCACCCCCTATCGTTCTGCTCTTCCTACTCTCTATTCGAAGATTGATCTTTCGTGTCCGAGGCTTCGTTCTTGTTCTTCTCCGTCTCCGTGTTGTTCTTGTTCTTCCTGTAGCTGATGTGTGGGACCGCTGCGGGGATTTGAGCTTCGGCGTTATATCTATCTATAGCTGTTTTGGAACTTGTATGTTTCTTTGTCGCGGGGATTGTGGGAGTTCTCGGTTCCTGTTGTAGCTGTCTCGGAGTCGGTTCGTTTAATCGCGTTTTGAGCGTTTTTCCTGTGCTTGTGTGGTCGGTGTACTCGATGCTCTTTTGGCATGCGTTTATGGTGCGTTTTGAGTGTCTGGCCTGGTGTGATTTTGCTTGCTCTATGTTGTCAGCAAAAACAGTCGTTTCCTGACAATTCTTATACTACATCCGTATCGCTTAGGAGGCTTGCTGAATGGCGTTTTTGCCAATGCTCACGGGTACTTACGCCTTGGATTTCATGTGATGGTTTAGAACCCTGCTTTTGGCAGGGTTTTTGGCCTACATTTCGTGCTGTTTTTAGGGGTGTTTCAGCATGTGTTTGGCCTGGTCGATGACCGCCTTTCGAGCGAGGTCTGCGCCTCCATTTTGAATGTGTTCGTCATGGGTGCTTTGGAGGTCTTCAAGCTCCTTCAAGCTCATTCCGGTGACTGCCTTGAGGTTCTTCTCGCCGATGCTGTCGGCGACGTACTCGATGGACATTTCACCCAGGCACTTTGCCTTCAGGTCTTTCAGTTGCGCTTTGGAGAACAGTGCCCCGACCGCGCAGTTGTTGCCTGACTCGTACTGGTATAGGCAGAGTCTTTGGCTGTCGCTGTCGATTGGGCCGATCTTGCCTGCTTCAGCCTGCTTGATGATGTGCTTCAGGGACTCGGTGCGTGTTCGGCACTTCACTCCGTTGATGATTTTCATGGGTGCTTCCTTTCTTTGCTGCGAGGCGCTTATACCGCGCCAAATTGTTTTTCAGGGCATGTTGGTCAACATCGTTGGATGTGAGGAACTGCGTTTCGGGGAACTCGTTGAACTTCACCTTCCAATGCTTTGACGCTCGCTCGACGGACTTGACCGTGAAGCCTGCTCTCGCATACAGCTTGAAGGCTTCGACCAAGCGCTTGGGCAACCGTCCCGCCATTCAGTGATCCCCTGCGGGGCCGAGTCGGTAGCCTTCGCTGACGATCCTGAACTTATCGACTTCCTGACCGCCGCCGAGCGTGACTCGATCCAGCAGGAAGATTTCAGGCTTGGTGCCTGTGAAGTATTCGATGGCGTCGAGATAGAGGCCAACGCCGATGGTGTCGGTGGATGCGACATTGACAATCGCGTTGATTGGCGCTTTCCAGTCTTTCGGGTTCTTCACCTGATTGAAGGCGGCCGTCAGAATTGCCTGGCGGGCCAAACTTTCAGTGATTTCGACTTCGGGCGCGGACGCGGCGATACCCCGCAGGTACTCCGTGCGCTCATGAGGCGTCATAGTTTTCATGATTGCTCCTTCATGCTGAGTTCCAACTGGATGTAGTTCATGAACAGGCGAACCACCTGTTCTCCTTCGTGTCCGGAGAAGAAGATTCCGGCGACACCGCCGTCGTCTTGGCCCAACTTCTCCTGTATGTGCAGGCACGCCGCATTGAGGGCATCGGCCGCGAGTTCCGCTTGTTGCTTGGGCGTCATGTAGTCCTTTCGTTGTCGTTCACTGATGACTTATTGTGAGCGACCAACGATGGACTTTGAATACGTCCAATCACAAGCCCTTTCACAATCCCATGTCGCTGCGCGTGGAGGTCTTTCATCGCCTGGGTGATGAAGCCTGGCTCGTTGACCTGCTGATACCAGGCTTTGCCAGCGCGAACCGCTTTTGGATCACACAGTCCCATCAGCCCCTCCTCTGAGTTCGCTAAAGTGAGCGCCGACCTTAGCCAACAGCGCATCATTCAAAGCTCCATCGTCCAGTTTGGCCTCGTCATGAATCTCCACGCTGATTCCGTGATCGGTCGTCTCAATGCAGATGGCGAACCCGTTAACGGAAACCCAAGCGCACCCGTCTTGTCGAATTTCTTCTTCCAAACCCATTTCACCCTCTCCTCATGCGAGCCAAGTCCACCGCATCGTCGGCGCTGAACACGGGCACCGAGTTGGACTTGTGCATCACGGCGATGCCGATCATCCGAGTGCCGGTGTACTGCCTGCCCATGATGGGCTTGGTGCCGCCGTTGAAGCCTGTGTCGAGCGACTTGTGTTCCTTGCCTGTGGTTCTGCCTGGTGGCGTCGTCAAAGCCGGCAGGGTTCTAACATCGCCCTGGCTTCTAACATCGGCAATGTTAGAACGCGAGAACTTGGGTACATTGGCCCACTTCAGCATCATGGCCTGATACGAAGCCATCGCCTCACGCTCGGCTTTGGTGGGGTTGCGGCGCTTCTTCATGATGCCTGCGCCACAGGGCTGAGTTGTTCGCCATACGCCCAGTGGCCGTTGTCCAACGTCACCAGCGCGTAGTCTTTGCGACTCCAGGCGATCTCGTTGACGGCATCACCGTACTTGGACCGACGCTGCTGAGTCTCCTCGATCGACTCGATCTTGGCTGGCTTGGGCGCATCCATGCCAAAACAGCCGCGCCACATCACCGTATCGCCTACTTTCATCATGCTCATTTCGTCTTCCTTTCGTTGTCAGGCGGGAGTGGAACATCGCCCGTCCTCTCGCAATACTTCATGCAGGCTTCCTTGCTCTCGTGACGCATCACGGACAGGTGGCCGTTCGGGTTGTAGCTGCTCCACTGTGTCGGGTGGGTGAGCTTGGGAAGACCCGCCTTCTGCTGGTGCCAGGTGGGCATATCAAGCCTCCACGACGATGATGTGGCCGTCTGGGTAGTTGGACATGAACCAACCCTCACCCTGGAGCAGCCAATTGCCATTGTGTTCGTAGCGGGACATGGAGACGTTCTTCTCGCGTCCGGTGTACCACTCGCTCTTGAGGCGCTTGAGCAGCGCGTCCTTCACCTGCTGATGGGTGAAGTTCGGGACGTAGTGCTTGGCGACCTGATCCGTGAAGACGTTGGCCAGGGCTTCGAACTTAGCGGCCGTTAGGTTGCCGGTGTACGGCAGGATGTAGACGCGCTGATCTTCAGGCGCGGGGCCGATGCGTAGCATCGTCTTCAGGCATTTCTCAAAGTGTCGGCTCATAAGTTCCTCCGGTTGTGTTGCTGACAGTTCTATTGTCACCACTGACTGATGGACAAACCAGCGGCAAGCCAGGCTATTCCTCGTAGGGGTACAAGTCTTCCAAGTAGAAGCGCTGGACGACAGGCGTGATGCTTTGGCCTTCGAGCTTCAGGACGATGTGCAACTCCTCGCCCTCCTCTACGTGCTTCACATCGTCCACGCGCTTGCTGATCTGCCTAAACACATCGCACAGCCTCCAGGCGGGAATGTTGTTGTACCGGCGCTTGCACTCCTGATAGCCGCGCCTGATCCAGCCGGCGAGCCGCTTCTTGAACTCAGGGTTGTGGCGCTTGAACTCCGCCCAATCGTTTGGCTCGTACTCAAACTCCGCTCGAAGTGCGCGCCAGCCTGCATCGACAATCTCTTGAATGTCCGTCTCATGGTCGATGTGAAGGCTGCGCTTAGGCTTTTGCAGGACGCACTGCCGAGCGTAGAGCGCCTCTCGTGAGAATCGGGCAATGTCGCCATCCATGTTCTCTGACGCCTTGCAGCGGTAGCTTTGCCACCAGTAGCCGCCATCGCCCCTGATGTAAAGCATGGCACCGAACGCAAGCATTTCCTCTTCGAGCGTTCCTGCGGTCAGATCACCATGCTCCATCGAGTCATGCGCCACACCCATGCCGTTCATGGCGTTGAAGTCGAGATTGCACTTGGGCACCCATCCGTAGCCGCCAAGCTCTCGGTCTTCCGCCCAAACGAATTCAGCCTTACGAACTCTCATGGGGGTGGTCCTGCACAGGTTCCTGAGCGATCGACTTGGCCGAAGCCAGGCGCGTCTGCTCTGCCGTTTCCAAATCAAGCTCTTTGGCACCGGCGTAAACCGCCAACTGCTTGCGATCTTCGTAGATGCCTACGTAGTCGCCCTGGATGAGTAGTAGTCGCATAGTTCTCCTTCGTGCTTTGTTGATAGCTTTATTGTCACTCGTGACTTATGGGCTATCAACAAAGAGGCCAGGCGACTTGATCAGTCTTTCGACTTCTCCAAGTCTGCATCGGTAATGTCCGCCGCGATGCCGCGAACGCGATGGGCGAACTCGTCGTACCACTGGGAAGGCAGGCCGAGTTCTCTGCGGTTGGCGAACAGCGCCCCGAGGTCATCCATGTTTCGCGCATGGGGCACATCGCGCCGATGCACACTCAGATCAGGCTCTTGCAGATCAGCCTCGCCGTCATGCACCCAGATGTTCACCAGAGGCACCGTGTCCGATTCAGAGCCTTCGCCACTCATCAAAGTGACGTGCAGCTTCAGGAACGGGAACGCTGCGGCAATCGTTTGCCAGTCCTCCAGCACATCTTCGACCGACGGCCACTTGCCCACGTTGTCGATGAAGTGGATGCGACCTTCAGGAGAACACCAGCCATGCGGCCCAAAGATGAACGAGCAGGACGCCCAGTCGTTCGTCACGTAGGATGTGCCGACAAAATTGGCTCGCTGTTTGACCAGATCGCCAAACTTCCAGTTCTTGCGCCGCTTTTCATCCGCTTCCGGCGACTTATCTTGCCAGTCGCGCACGATGTACCGATCCAAGCCAGCCTGGCCCTGATACCACTCGGTAAAGTCCTTTTCGTTGCCTCCTGCCAGGTCATAGGAGTCCGTCAGGAACGAGTCCGTGCGAAAGATGATCTCCTTCGCCTGGTCAACCGTGACGGACTCACCCGTCACCAGCATTTGAGGCCACTTGGGCAAACTCACTTCGAGCAATTCACTCATCCTCTACCTCCTACAAAAAGTCCATACGCGGCGCAGCACAAGATCAGGGTCAGCATTCTTTGGAGCCGTCCTCAAACAAGTTCTGCTGTTTGGCGCTGTCGCCAGCGGCCATTTCCTTCACCCAGTCGGGGGCATCCTTCATTTCGTCCGCCGTGAAGCTCTCCACATGCGCCATCAAACACTGCGGACAGACAGTTGCGCGGAACTCGGCGTTGTCAATTGGCGCATAGGCATAGTGAACACCCGTGTCGCCTTCAGCCTTGACGCCGCAGATCGAGACGCCTGCGAAGACGCCTGTCATGGTTAGATGAACTGTGGACACTTTTCGTACTCCATAACTTCCTGGTTGCGAATGCCGACATACTCGTATTGCCAAGTGTCCGGCTGCTGCTTGTTCCAACGGTCAACGACCCTGCGAAGCTCAAGCTCCAACTGCCTGTACGGCAGATGCTCGAACATCGGAGTGTGCGAGGCGTTGAATTGCGCGAAGTAGACCCTGCCCGAAGGCAGGTGCTTGCGCTTGAAATAGAGTTGGAGGCTCATAGCGTCTCCCATTCGGTGTCGCCAACTTTGCGAAACTGCGTCTCCACGACGCCGGCATAGGACTCAAAGTAGTCCTGGGGTTCGAAGGCGTCCTCTTCGAAGGCATCCGTGATGTCGCCACACTTGCCTTCGTAGTAAACCTCTCCATCGCCATCGAGCAGTCGGAACTCGAAAGGCATGGCCGCCGCCAGGGCGTTGAGTTCGGCTATGGAGGGGAACTTGACGCAGTTGTGAAAGTCGCCTTCGTAGCGGCCTGTGTACTGCTTCTGGTGGTCGGGGTCTTTGGTGATGATCCAATCCATGTCGCGCTCCTTGTGCGTCTGTTGCTGATGAATGAATTGTCACAAGTGATCGTTGGACTTACAACGTCACTTGTGACTTACCCAATCAGGTCGCCACAGCCTCGTCTTCTTCATCCTCCTCTTCGTACTCGGAGATGTAGATGATGATGGCTTCGACGACCAGGCCATCGACACGCCTGACCAGGCACTCATAGCCTCCGTCGCCGTAACCCGAACTGGACACCGCGCCTGAAGGGTGAACACCCCAACTGGAGTCCGCCAGGGTGAGGTCGCACACTTCGTCGTAGAACTTCTCCTTGACCGCTTGGTCGGCACAGAGGGCGCGATAGGTGTCCAGATCGAAGAAGCCGGCCTGACCCGAATCCACTCCGACATGGATGCCCGAGTCCTCCCAGGTAGAGTCCAACTCCGCCAAGTGGTCGAAGTGCTGCTGGACTCCGATGTTGACGATGTGCAGGTAGGCCACGCGGCCAGGGTGAGCTTCTGCCGCCTCTCGTCGTTGCTGAAGGCGATGCCTCTCGAACCGCGTGAAGTCCTCGCCAAGCCTCGCGGCAAGCTCGTTGAGGCGCTCTTCCTCTGCCGCGATCCACTTGGCACTCATCTCCATGTCGAGACTGTCCTTGTGGTAGCCGACGTGCGCCTGCCAGATGCCGTCCATGACGTTTTCCAGTTGGCCAGCGCACCAAGTCCCCATGTCGTGGCACGGGTCAGTGACCCGAAGCCCGCCGCTGGTGACGGTGAAGGTTTGGAACTCCGCCGTTTGATCAATTTGTGGCAGATTCATGTTTACCACCAGGAGTCATAGATCACGACCTTGCCTTCGGCGATTGCCGAA